AATGTAAAACTGAGAATAACGTGGGTGAATGCCTGATGCGGAATCCACCAATTGAGAAACAGTGCCTGAAGGTTTAACGCAAGTGATTGAAGCTGACTGCGGAATACCAAGAGCATCGGCGAATTCTTTATTCGTTTCAACGCAGTGAAGTTTGATAGCATCCAATGCATCCGCGAGTTTCTGAGATGGCTTATTTAGAAGTTTGCTGTCACAAATACCAGTGAGTGAAACACCAAGCAAACGCTCTTCATCACAATTATTTTTCCAACGCTTGTTAATATAACGGAAGTCTGTCAATGTTGACTGTAATGTACCAATGATTGTAGCCAAACGAGCCTTGCGCTTCAATGAGTCAACGTCATCGTTTGCGCGAACAACGATCTCTGAGAGATTACAGAACTCAAATGGGCGCAAGATAATTTCAGAACATGGGTTTGTACCAAACTCATGCTTTGGATCACGACGACCATTCTTTTCAGCAACAGCCTGAGATGCTGCGCGTGAGAAAATACCACGTTCACCAGACTTTGACATGTACAATGCATGCCATTCGTTCATGAACGTATCCATGTCTACTTTTTTGTCATACACAGCCGATATATTTGCAAGTGCTCTTTGACCGTTATGTGTCCACCACTCTCCGCTCTTAGCGTGGCGCAAGTGGTCATCGTTGAGGTCGGTAAGAGAAATGAGAGCAGAACGGCGAACACCACCGCAAACAACAATGTCAGCAATTTTACATACGATGTCATGACATTCCAACGTTGATAGTTTCCTACCACGTGCCTTTAGGAAAATGTTTAGTGTAAATTTAATGAGATCAACCAATGGTTCTGGACCAGAAGCGCGACCGCCGAATGTCTTCAAACGCTCACCTGCAGGACGAACCTTGCTGACATCCCACTTTGGAATCTTGCCAGAATAAAGCAATGAAATGATTTCACGATAAGCAGATGCCCAACCAATTTTAGAATCGGCAATCACAACAGTTGTATCTGTCTCATGGAGTTCTTCTGGAACTTCTGGAAGTTTGTTTGTATACTTTGACTCAACAGAGAAACCAACGCCAGTACCGCACATCAAAATGTACATGATCTCATCAAATGCTTTAGTATTATCAATGGCGACATAGGAGCAATTATATCCAGCCACTTGATCTTTTTCCAAAGCAGGACCAGCAGTCATCAAACAACGCATTGATGGCATAACTTCCAAGTTTAGAATTGCTGAACGCAATTCATCCCATGGCACTTGCTTGTTGTTGTTTGTCTTTTCTTTAAAGAAATTAATATAACGATCTACGGTTTCATCCCATGTTTCACGGCGACCTAGTTCGTCATTAAAACGAGCATAACGTGAAATATGAATGAAATCTTGATAGATCGATGGAAGTCTTGTAGCCATCATTTACTCCTTTTTATCTTTATCTGTAATTAAAAATGCTTGAATAGAAATTCTCAAATCACCTTCGAAATTGACAGGTGTTGTGCAATGCGATACGGAATCATATTGCACTAATGCTAAATTTGGTTGCGGCAAAACCGCTTTAATTTCTTCACCGTCTTCATAAAGAAAATAACCACCCCAATCCTGATGCCATCTTCTATTCAAATAAATTGATATCGCACCGTCGTATAATCTGTTATCGTTATGCCAAGGTATATAGCTGTACCTTGTCCAATAATAAATCATTATATTGTTATCTACTAAAATTTTTTGAGTTTTTGTTTCAATAGTTTTTTTAAGTTTCGCATGTAGTTCAGATTCTCTGTTAACTCCATGAACGAAAACTGGAAAACTATCTTTTCTAATCCCAAAATCCCACCATCTATTTGTAGAGAACACGTTTGAACCAAGAGTCAATAAGTTATCTGCAGTCTTTACTGCTTCTTCATACAAATCATCTTCTAAAAAATTTTCAAATTTGACTACTGACATGATTCACTTCTTCCCCTGTTCGAGAATTATATAATTTATTTGGATCGGCATATTTAAATCTTTCCCATCCAGGTTCATTCTCATTACAACGCTTACCTTTAGTCAAATCACCAAAATGATTTACAATATTTGTTCCATCGGCATTTTTTAAAATACCAGTGTTGAGTTTATATTCTTTGTTTAAGTGATAAGAAACAACACCCTCTGCTGGGCAACTTCCAGTTTTTTCTTTAAAGTCAATTAACGAAATCCATGCTGGATACAATGCAAACATCATCCAGAAGTAACTTTCGTTCAATTCAATTTTATACTTTCCGAAATCTACATCTGTATCTGAAAATAATTTGTTTGGATCTTCATAAGAATACCAAGCATTTCTTTTTAATTGAATTTGTGAATAGCGAGAGTTTGACTTTAATGCATCAATCATCTCAGTCACTTTAATTGGCTGCAACAATTCAACATCATCTTCTTGATGAAGAATATAATCGTATCCTCTACTTCTTACGATTCTAAACATTTCCTCCCATGTACTAGTTATGCCTAGATTTTTTTCATGAAGAACAATTTCATCAAATCCATAACCTTTAACAAGTTCAGTCAGTTTATCATTGTCTCTTCCGCTTGGATAATCGTCAATGAATAACTTATGAACCTGAACGCCATCATAATTTAAATTTTTATGAGAATCAAACGTCCGCTTCAAATAGTCAATTCTATTTGTCGAAAAAACAACATGACAAACTTTAATCATTTATTCTTGAGCAATAAATTGTGTTGAAAGCGGAAACACTTCAGCAATAACTTTTGCGCACTCTTTCGCAATTTCCATATGTTCTTTCTGAGTGCCGTTACCGCTTCGGAGTTGTATATAGTGAATCCAAGATCTTAAGGATCCGCTCATATACATGCGAGACATAATTAATCCTTCAGGGAGGAGTGCTCGCGCTTGTTCCTTGGCAATACCATTAGCGATTGCCCAATTGTAATGTATCTTGACTTGTTCGATCAAGTCTTGTTGACGTTTGTCCCATTCGTATTGAAGCATTACATCAACACCTTCAGAAATTGAATTCTGACGATTCTTTGGGTCTTGAAGTCTTGCTTCACGTGTAACGAATTCTAGATCCTTGGTTGGATCAGCATAACGCTGCGAGAATTCTTGAAACGAAAAACTACGATGACGTAGAATCTGACGAGCAATATCTCGCGTCGTTTCAATTTCCAAACACATGGTTGCCATTTCTAATGGTGACCAATGTTGATGTTTGATCAAATATTTGATCAACTTTTCTGCTGTCTCAGAGTTGATTTGATTGGAGGGATTGGACACTCTTGCGCAATAGGCTACAAGGTCCGTTGGTGTGTCCAATCCCTCGAGAACTGGTTTGCTGTATGAGACTAACTTAACTTTCATGCTCCAACCTCAAATACTAGAGTCTTGTGACGAATTTCTTTTGTGCCGCCTTCAGCGGCTAACTCTTGTCCGCGAACAAAAGCATCTTTATATTCTGGATGTTTGCTGTCATCAAACCACCACCAACGATCTAAGAAATATCTTGGTTCGCGTTGATATTCAACATACCAAAGTCCAGCGTGAAATTGCACACGAACTCTTTTAATTGGATGTTTAATTACTTCGTAACCAGCGTCTTCTAAAGTGACCATCTTAGCACCTTTTCCAATGCGTAAAATTCAGTTTGGCTTTTAAACCACTGAACGTATTGTTATCTATAATACTCTTTATTTCGCCCATAGTCAAGCCATTTTGTATCATATCATTAATATCTTTTCCCTTAATATTTTCAGGAAAAAGACAAACTTTATAACCATTATCAATTGACTTTTCAATTTGCTTTACAATGTCTCGATTGCGTGGTTCATTATCATAAACAAGAGTTAGATCTAACTCTGGAAAAATTGCTGCCACGCCGCCCAAATTACTATCACCAGAGGCAACGCAATTCGGGATAAAAAAAGAATCAAACTGCCCTTCGACGACATAGATACGTTCTTGCTTGCGCAAGCGATGCAATCCAAACACCTTCTTCTCATCTGACACCTTTACAGTGACATAACGAATCTTGGTTTCAGACAATGCCCTTCCTGCGACGTTTGTAATCTCACCCTTTTCGTTAGTGTAAAGGAGTACGATACGATCGTCGTTTGGGACCTCGTCTTTGCCGTGATTGGGGAACTCTTTATCTAGGAAATCTAGAAATTTCGGAACATAAAGAATTTCGTTCCAAAACTTCTCAGGAATCTTCCTCTTTTTTATATAGTCACGAGCATAGTGCTCTTCGGGAAGATTTTCTATACTATAATGTGCAAACGTTCGCGACGTTCTTCCCACGCTTTCAACTGGCGCTGAATCTCCTCTGGACTCGTTGAGAGTAGACTGGAGTCTGGCGTAGGCATTACCCTTGAGTTGTTCGAAATCAGGCTTTTTGACGTTAGAGCCGTATCCTGTTTCACCAGCGGAGTATCGTTC